TCCGTATCCTTTCAAGTACGGCTTGGCGTTGCGCTTCCAAGCGGTCCTCCTCAATGGCTACGGCATCCTCGGCATCGTGAATGGCTTTAGTCAAGTATGAGACAACCTCTGAGACAGCTTCACCGGATGATACCATTTCAAAGGCTTCATCCATAGCTTTCTTCTTCAGGTTCTCCCTGTATTCTATTGCCACGGATTCAGCCCACTTCTGCCATCCTGCTGGCGGGACTAAGCGTTGGTTGTGGTCTACCCATTCAGCGATGGCATCTGATTCGCGTGGATATTCATCCTGTATCCGCATCCATAGCTCAACCTCTGAATAGGGTTGCCCGTCATCCATGTTCTTGCATAGGCAATCATAGATTGCTTTTGCCTTGGGATTGGTGAAGGCTTCCGGTTTGATACGTTTGCCACGGCATGAGACCAGGGCATCCTCATCCCGTAGGCAGGTGAGAACTAGTGCTGTTTGGTAATCAAGCATGGAACCTCCCCGCTAGGGTTGTGAATGCCTTTGCGGCGGTTTGCGGTACAACTCCATTGCCAAGCATACGCAGTTCATCTACACGATTGCGAACGCCTTCAGGATGTACCCAACCAACAGGGATGCCCATGAGTTGACATACCCAGTCAGGATTTAACCTTTGGCTCTTCCCAGTCGTGCTGGGGTTGGCCCGGTCGTGCTGGCCAAACTTGGCAACCGCTTCCAGTGTATCCAATCTGCTCTTGCCATCCTTGCGGTCTGACGCATTGCCGCAACCCTTCCAGTCTCTCGCCGTTGCGGTTGGCCAAGATGAAGACTCGCTTGCGTAAATGGGGTGCGCCAACTTCACTCGCCGAGAATAGTCCCCACGTTGTTGCGTAACCCATTCCTGCCAAGTCTGAAAGTACGTCATACAGCCCGCTGGTAATGTGTCCCTCGACGTTTTCAAAGAAGCACCATCTTGGCTGACAAGCTCTAATTCCGTCTGCAATCCACGACCAGAGATGCCTTGGGTCATCTTTGCCAAGTCGCTTTCCTGCTGCCGAGAACGGCTGGCACGGGTATCCGCCAATGATGCCGTCCACCTTGCTTCGAAATCTTCCGTAAGGGAAGGTCTTAAGATCCGAGTGGATAGGTGCTGGAGCCATTTTTCCCGATTCAATCTTGTCAACCAAGTTTGCAATGGACCAGGCTTCGATCTCCACATAAGCGATTGGCTTAACATTAACGCCCGCTCTTTCAAGTCCAAGCTCGATGCCTCCATAGCCGGTGCATAAGCTGATAATTTGTTGGGGATTATCCACATCATGCCTCCGGATAGTAATCGTTTTCGTACTGCCACGCCGCAATCAGACCTTGTGCCGCCTTCCATGCCTTACGCAGTTCCTCCGCATCGTACCGTACCGCCTTGACCGCGCCAACATTCTCCTCGGTTGAGATGAAGATGTTGTAGCCCGCGGCTTTGTCATCAATGCCTCCATGCTCCGCAACGTGATACATGGCAATTTGCATCTTGTAGGTGGCCGGTATGAATGGCTTGGTGGCATCCTTGGTAGTCTTGAAGTCGATGATGCCGTACTCATCTTGCCCGATGTAAATAACATCAGTTTTTCCAGCGTAACCCTGCCCGACCAGAACCTGCTCCAGCCCGACAATCCTCCACTTGTTGTCAGAGAACATTTCCACTACCGGATTCACGAACGCGCTCAGGTTGTGGATCTCGCCGATGGGTGTTTCCACCCGCTCATCGTACCATACCGCCGGGCTAAGTGCCCATTCAATGGAATCGTGGATCTTAGTCCCAAACTCCATGCGCTTTTGACCTGCCATCTCCGCCTTACTGAGCCAGAACTTCTGACAGTCCTGAACGCTCTCCCCGAATGCCGGTGGTGAATCGTATGCTGCTTCCAATGCCTGGCGCGTCTTCCATGCCTCAAGGGCTGGAGCCGCGAGTGCCTTGGTGATGGTAGTGACGCTGGGCAATAGACCCAACTTTTTCGCATCCCTCAAGGTAGTGTCGCGGTCCCCAGACCCATCAGCCTTGGGAACAGTGTACATTGGAGTGCCGTCTTTCGTGTACCAGTGGCCCATCAGATTTGCTCCTCCTTGGAACCGTTAGCGATTGCCCGGAGCATCAACTCGGAGTTATGCCGCCCGCCTTCCATGGAAACAAAGATGTATCCAAGGTCAACAGAGCCAATGGCCCTACCCCTGATTCCCGCAACCTTGAATACCCAGACAATGCTGTCGTTAAGAACATCAATCTGTTGCAGATCGGTAATGATACCCTCGTCGGAGAGTTGTTTTAGTGTTTCGTATGTCATAGCTAGTTAGTCCTTTCTTGTTGATGTTAAAGTTCCCCGCGCTCTGCCCGTTGGAGCCGGTCAATCCAGATTTTCAGATCCTTTTCCCAGTGGGCGGAATTGGAGGACAGCCGTTCGCTGTCGGGAACAACCAGACCGTCCCCGGAATCCCCTTGGGCGGCGTTGTAAATGCCGATGGCATCCATGCGGATGCGCTCTAGGTCAACGAGGATCTTGGCAGCCAGTCCCACCGTAGCAGGATGGTTTACGGATGCCGGAGCCGCTGCCTTGGCGGGTGCTGCTGCCTTGGGCACTGCCACCGGTGCGGAACCGTCAGCCGTGTCAATGCGAACGCTCTTGCCCAACTGCAACTTGGCGTAGTTGTTGTAGCTGTCCTTCTTAATCCCCTTGCCGGTCAAAACAACCTCTTGATTGTCCCAGCCCGTGAAGTTGAGGTCGAAGCTTTGCAGGTCAACCGTATCGTTGTCATCGCCCAGCTTGCCCACCCACATAGTTTTGCCAGTTTTGGTTTGCATGGCTCTGCATGAGCTGATGCGCCCCGTAATAGGACCGGAGATGTATCCCCCGTCCGGTTGTGTCTTGATTTCACCGATGTTCATTTTGTTCCTTTGGTTTGATGGTTATGTAAAGTTCCCACTCGGATTCGTAAACCTCTTCGACGGTGTACTCCTCTAGGGTTTCAGAGCAGATAATACGAAGTTTTGCGCGAGGGCAATCCAAAAGTTGATTTTCTACAAAAGAAAATACCTCTGACGGGTTCATGATGCCTCCATTCCGAGGAAAAAGTCCTCCATTTCCCTCACATAGCCAACAGGAAGCCGCGAAACCAGGTAGCCCAGAGGGTCGGACAGGTCCGCCGCGTCCGCCTTGGGTGGCAAATCTCCGGTCTCAAGCAGGAATGTCTCAATGCCGAGGGCATTCAGGTGCTTCTGAATCGCCTCCATGCAGTCAAAGCCGGGCTTGTCATTGTCAGGCCAGAGAATAACACGCTTGCCCTTGAGTGGGGTCCAGTCTGTTTTGCTCCATGATGGACCGCCGCCGCTCCACGTTGTGACCGGCCAGACAACCTCTCCGAGGGCATCAGCCGCCTTTTCTCCCTCAACAACGATAGCGAGGCTGCAAGGGGTCTCAGTCAGGCGCAACAGATTGTACAGTGGGCGCGGTTCTGCCATATGTTGCCATCTCCATTCGTGGCGATTCTCGCCAAGTGGATCATAAGCAAAACTTATGGGACGAATCTCCTTCCCCTCCGGTGTTTCGTAACGACAAACCCAACCATAACGTCCCTCAGGACCGTAATAGCTGTAAATTTTAGAGGGTCTGCCTAGTTTCGGGTGGCAAAAGTCCGGCAATGCCGTCCTCCAAGGTGCAACCGTGCTTATCCATCCCAATTTCCCGTCATTTTTCTTCATGTTTTTCGCTCTTTTGATTGTTTTTGGTTCAAAAGGTCTGCCGATCCTCTCCGCCAGTTCGCGGAATGCCTCCCTCCGGTCGATGGAGTGCGCCGCCGCCCACAAAGAGATAATGTCCCCGCCTTTGTGCTCAGGATTGGCGAAATCACACCAGCGGTGGGTGCGAAGGTTAAATTTCAGGCTTCGCCCTGGGTTGCCTGCTAGGTCTCCAATGCAAAACTCTCCGGCCACCTGCACACCCGCCGGAAATAGCTCAACAAGCAGGTTCTCGGTTTGGGCTTTGATGGCCTCAGCGGTTGCAGTTGAATCAGTCACGAACCGCATAAAATGGGGGTTTCCGGGCATTGTCAATGAAAATCGTAAACCTATATGTTACAATGGTAGTGTAGGGCCGCTTGACAAATCAAAAAAAGTGGTTCTATCAATAAAAAAACAGAGCCGGCGTGGCTGCCGTTAAACGCTCCTCCCCGTCCCTCAGAGGACAGCACCGAGGCGGTGCAGGGGTCAAACCTTATCTCCGTAGGCAAACGGGGTAGTACTCCTTTTCAGGTAGCACCTGCCTGCATTAAAAATGCTTCCCCTCTGGGGAGTGAACCGGCTGAAACAGGATAAGAAGAGCATAAGGAGCCTTTTGAAGCCGCAGTGAAACGCTGACCGACTACACGGGACAGACCAAAAACACAGTTTTCCCTCTAATGGGTGAACTGTGCCCGCCTCCCTCAACCGGGATAGCCCAGAAACGTAACAGGCGGGCGCAGTTGTATAACCGGTAACCCGCAACGAAAGGCAGCGGGAAAGCAAAGCGCAGCTCGGCAAAAATAAAATCAAAAAACAGGGTAACAAGCAGCCGCGTAACATGAGCCGCTCCCTCAGTCTGGAAAGTTAGGCCCACGTTTGTACACAAGGCAGTTTTTCATGCGTGTCACCGTTTTTCCACAGGGTAACGTTTGGGTGTACTGCCTCCGCCCTGGCTCAGTGGTGAGAACGCCGCCTCTCACTGCCATCCTCAATTTGGGAGTTGAATGGTTGTGAAACCCAAACCGGTTGGCATCAGCCAGCGAAAACGATTCAAACCCTGCTCCCAAAAACTGGAGGGCAAAATCGAGAATGTCATGCAAGCCGGTCTCCGGTTGCCAGTCCCTCCCCGGCGTCCAGTTTTCCCTCCTCAGGTGGGCGGTTTGGGCTGCAACCTGCTCACGGGTGAGACCCAGGCGCGCCAGTGGATCGCGGGTGGTTTCTCCCTGGTGGTTGATGTGCGCTGTTTTGGCGTGCTTCTCAAGCAGTCGCTCACAACTCTCCATGATGTCGCGGTAATAACTCATTATTGTCTCCTATTTTTCTTGGGTTGATAACGTTTTGGCAAACGCGGATCCGGCGTATAAGCCCGCGTGAATGCCTTTGTTGGGTTGAAAGTGTGATCCTGCGCACAATGCTCAAGCATGGCCTCGACCAGGCGGGCTCGGCTAATGGGAACCTTGCCCGAATGCCTGGCGCACAATAATTTGAGGGTTTGCGCCGCAACAGGGTGCAACGATAAATTCATGCGAACCGGGACAAAAGAGAGGGCCGGTCTCCCGGCCCCCTGGCGCTTGCCCCCGCTCTTTTTGGCAAAGGGATTCTTGCGCTTCATACTGCAAACATTATCTCGTCGAGGTAATCCGGTTCCAAGCCCCAAAACTCTTCACAGATATCCATTGCGGCGATTAGGTCTCCCGCCTCCAGATATTCATTGAAGGCAGCAATGCCCTCGCGGTAGCTTGCAAGGGCTTCCTCGCGGGTAAGCCCGTCACGGTCCATCAGTATTTTGATTATTGTATTACGCATTTTGTGTTGTCTCCTGTTAGGGTTAAAGGTTTTCGATGATAATCCCGCCGTCAAAGTCAATAACGGTAGTCTCAGACTGGAGCCAGCCAAAAGCCTCCTCCTCACTGTCAAAACCCCAACCCATATCCTCCGCCACTGTCAGGGCGTCAGGATACTCCGAAAAGTCGCAGCACAGCGCAATAACGTCCAACTCCATTTCTTCACCCATAGTTTCCAATTCTTCGATGTGCGCGAACAGCGCGCGCAATCCGGCAATGGAAAAGTTTCTCGGGCGTATCGCCTGAAATGCGTCAATAAACATTGTCTCAGTGATGGTCTGTTTCATTCTGTGTTGTCTCCTCTAAGTTATTATTTCAGGGCACCCGACCGCTCCAGTGCTGCCAGGTTCAGTTTTTGCGCCGGGTTGAGCCTGGCGCAGATAAAAGCGCGTGTCCCCACGCGGATGTTTTGAGTTATGCGTTTAGTCCAGTGCATGGGCGTGACTATCCTCCCCTCTCCCCCGCATTGCAAGCAAAATCTTGTGATCCTCTGAAAATTGTCCTCCCTCCCTCTGTTTAAGCGGGTTCCATCCATCTCCCGTATCGGGGCAACAAAAAAGCCCCACAAGTGGGGCTGAATGGGGCTTTATCTTGGCAACCTAGTACCCCAAAACATCCAGCGCATCAGCCACAATGTAGCTTGCCCATGCGTCAGGTAAGCGTCTGATTAGGTTGTCAATGGTTTCTTGCGTTGGGCCATTCACGCGGATAAACTCCACCGCACTAGTCACTAGTTTTTCGTATGTGGTCATTGTGTCAGTCTCCTATTATTTGATTGTTGTAATGCGTTTCCACAAACTCGCGTTGTGCGTATGCGTCCATGCCAAGCGCATCGTCATCGGCTGTAAACATACATTCCGGCAACGTACCCGCATAAACGTCTCCGGCATCTTGCAATGCGCTTTCATCATTAAGGACAATCCAAGCGCGCCCAACGCGTTGCAATGTTACCGTTTCGTCAATAGCGTATTTATTCATGCTTCAGTCTCCTTTTTTGGGATCTCAAATTTGCCAATCTTGATTGGCTTTCTCCGCTTGGCAATTCTCGTAGGACTGGCAACTGGCAAAATCGTATCCTTGAGCAATCCAATCCGCAATCTGCTTGCCTTGCGCTGGCGTCAAATCCACTAGCCAATCCATATCCGTATCCATTAACCACTGTTCGGCTAAGTCTGCCCCTTCGTCTCCGTACGCGTCAAACGCGCGTGTAACCATTGTCTCACCATCAATTCCAAGCAATGCATGACGCATGCACCAGTTGGCTATGTAGCGCACCCTTAGCGTGGCATAATTATATAACGTATTCATATCTCTTAATCTCCTATATATTAGATGTACAGCACCACACCACCGTCAAACGGTATGCAGTACGTTTCTTCCATGAGGATTGCCAGCGCATCTTCTTCGCTGTCGCAATCCCAACCCAAGTCCTCACATGCCGCTGTAGCTGTAGGATATTCCGTATATTCACAGTTGAGCACGTCCAAGTCAGACTGGGTGTATTCGTCGACATTCGAGCCGGTACGCTCGGCAACAGCTGTCAGCGCATCCAATGATAGTTTAGCATCCATTATGTTAGTCTCCTATGTTAGAGGTTAGGACTAGAGGAATAAAAGAGGACAACACACCATTGCAAGCACTTTTTTGCGTTGCCTATCATTTCCCTGTCTTTGTCAGCATTGGCGCGTCACTGGAGACTGTCCGCAGCTAGCTAGCCGGAAGGGATTTTTCCGAACCCTAAGATTTTGGCCCTACCTCGCGTTTCTATTATGTGCCTACCAGGTTTTCTAGGGTATTCACCCCAGGCTCTTTCTAGGGTATTTCCTTGGGCCGGTATCTAGGGTGTTCACCCTAGTTTTTGCCGATCCCAGAGAATCTTACAGTAAAGCAGTGAACAAACGTTCACCCGCAAGGGTGGGGGGAGGGGGCTCGCAAATCGGCCGAGGGGTGTCATGCCTATGAGTCAAGTCTGCTCATAAAAAAAATGGGCATACTGTTTTTGTTTGCGTATTATGTCTACATAGGACATTTTGTGCATATTGCCGCGGGATTGACAGGGGTGGTAGAATTGTTAGGAGGATGGACAGTGAGATTGGGTATAGTTTAGCGGATAGGATGGTGAGGGCGCCGAGGCATGCTGCGGAGGTTAGGAATCCGAAGGGGTGTGCATTGGCATTGGAGATGTTGGCTGACGGGTGTGGGACCAGTGAGATAGTGAAGGCTACTGGGTTGACTGCTGGGATATTGGCGCGGTTGAGGTATGACCATAGTGAGGCGATCAGTGTGCGGCGGGAGAAGGCGGCGGATGATGCGGAGCACATGGCGGAGCGTTACCGGGCGATTTTGGAGGAGAAGGCGAATATGTTGCTGGATGATCCTGACTTGTTGAAGAAGGTGAATCCGCGAGATTTGGCGGTGACGTATGAAATATTTCGGAGTAAGGCCAGTAGTTTGCGGGGAGAGGCTACGGCAGTGGTTGAACATAGGAAGGGCGTGAGTTTGGAAGATGCCAAGAAGGCATTGGAGGCTGCACAGAAAAGAATACAAGGTGAGTCAATAGACGTATGAAGAAGGTTGAAACGGATAAGATGAGGGAGTTTGTGGAGAGTGTGGCTGGGTATGCCGTGGTATTTGGGTTAACGCAGTATGACCTTCATGTGGTGTCGATGGATACGGATGGGTATCATGCGATGTTGGAATCGGATTCAGACAACTGTACGGCAATTCTGTATTACAATCCAAAGGTGGACAATGATCCAAGGGGTACTGCATTGCATGAGTGTTTGCATTTGTTGTTTGCGCGGTATCGGGATCTGGCGCGGTACAGGTTTGTAGATGAAAAGAGTCTGGACGCGGCGGAGGAAAGTATCGTGCGGGTATTGAGCAAAGTAATGTCAAATCATGGGATATGAACGGGAAGGGTGACAGTCCAAGAAATTGCTTTAGTCAGAAGTTCAGGGATAACTGGGACAGAATCTTCGGGGGTAACTTAGGGGGTAACTTAGGGGGTGACGGGAAATCGACTGTGCATTTTCAAGGTGATGATGTGCAGAACGGTGGTTCAACTCCACCCACCTCCAACTTTGGGTATGAGTATCGCGGGGCCAACCATGCGGAGCGATGCCAAGTGTGTACGCGGTGGAAGGTGCATGCGAATAACTCCAGCATTGGGGTGTGCGTAGACCTGCTGATGCAGACACCATTTTCGCATGGGTGTAAACGGTTTGTGAGTAAGCAATGTTAACCTGGGCAAAGCATCCGGTATTAAAGCCGCCGAGCGATGAGATGATTGCAAAGATGTCCGACAAGGAGTTGTTGGAGATTTACGAGATTTACCATGAGGCGATTAAGAATGCCCAGGAAGATCCGCTGCGGTATGGGTTTACCATTGAACCGTGGGAGGATGCTGACAAGTTAATGGACAAATTTGACGAGGTACTGGTATTCGGTGGGAACCGTGCCAGTAAAACGGTGTATGGTGCGCGTAGCGTGGTTAAGGCGGCTATCGAAAATCCTGAGTCTATCATACTATGTTTTGCGCAGGATGCTGCGTCAAGTGTGCGTGTACAACAGAAGTCTGTGTATGACTGGTTGCCTGCTGAGTTCAAGGTGACTACGCGTTCTGCTACTGGGTACATCAAGTACAGCTTGAAGAATGGGTTTACGGGGGATTCGCTGATTCTGCCGGATGTGAAGAGTAAGATTTACTTTCATACCTATTCCCAGTTTTTGAATAACCCCGGCAAGTTTGAAGGGTTAGAAGTGGGTAGCGTGGAACCGCAGTGGCGCAACTTGGGTATTTGGCTGGATGAGTACCTGCTTGGAAGCGATCTGGTAAACACGCTACGGTTTCGGTTGGCCACACGCAATGCTAAGATGTTGCTTACGTTTACGCCGATTAATGGTATTACCGAGTTTCTTGCCAGTTACTTGAAAGGCGTAGAAACGGTTGAAACGCGGAAAGCGGAGTTGCTAGAGAACAAAGAGGTTCCGTACATCCAGCATTCTAAGTATCGCAATGCGGGGATTGTGTACTTCCATAGCCAATGGAATCCGTTTGGTGGATATGACAGGCTTGTGCGGGATTTGCTGGGTCGTCCGAAGGATGAGATTATGACCCGCGCCTATGGAATACCCAAGGCGATACTAACTGGACAGTTCCCGCTGTTCTCGCGCAGGGTTAACGTGATTAGCGAAGAATCCATGCAAAAGATTCTGGATGATACGCACAATGTCACGTTGTACATGGGAATAGACCCTGCTCCGAATAAACGGTGGTTTATGATATGGGTGGCCGTGGCGAGCGATGGTACATGGTACATTTACCGTGAATGGCCGGATATTGGCTATGGACCCTGGGCGGAGATTGGTCAGAACGGAAAGAGCAGGTTTGCCGAGGCAAGCAAACCAGATGGAAAGGGCATAGCAGATTACGTTAATCTGATTCGTGAACTGGAACAAGGGGAGAAAATAAATGAGCGTATTATTGACCCACGGATGGGTGCTACTCCACGGCAAATCGAGGAAGGTACAACAACGATTATTGACCAACTGGCTGAACACGACCTGTTTGTTATCCCTTCATTGGGTACAGGTGGAAATGTGGCTGAGATTACCGCTGGTATTGCTTCCATAAATAACCTGTTGTCGTATGACAATACCAAAGAAATTGATGCAATAAATCGCCCAAGTCTTTA